CTCGACACCTATACGCAGACTGTCGGGATTACCGCCTGCGACACGCGCCAGAACGCCACCGAGGCCACCGCCGATGTCGTGACCTCTCCGGATCGTGCTATCAAGGTGCTCGGCATGGTCTGCCAGGTCGAGACCGCAGAAGGGGCCTCCCAGTCTGGCACCTTCACCGTCCGTGCCGCCGCGGCCGACCTCTCGCCCACCCTCACCTGTAGCATCGCTGGCGCCTCACAGATCCATTGCGCCGTGCGTGCTCCGACCATCAATGCCCCCATCGTGCCGGCCAACACCCCGCTCGCCGTCAAAGCGGTCTCCACCAACGACCAGTCCGCCGTTGGCGCCCTCTGCCGTGTCATGGTCGAGGTGCTGTGATGCGACGGATCATCCTTCCCCTTCTGGTACTCCTCCTCTGTGCTGCGTCCAGCAACGCCCAGCTCTGCTTTCCCGATCCAGCCTGCACCTACACCGTCCCGCCCGCGACCGAGGCGATCGTTGCCGGCGGTACGATCACCGCCAATGCCTGTGGCTCCGTGAAGAACATCACCGCAGCCGGTGCCATCACCACCAACACCACCGACACCTTCACCGCGCCGTCATCCTCCACGACCGGCTGCGTGATGACCGTCTGTAACCAGAGCGCCAATACCATCACCCTCGACAGCAACACCAACTTTCCCGGTGTGGCGGCCGGCAACGTCGCCCTGACACAGGACGACTGCGTCCTCGTCGTCCAGTCGGGTGCCCGATGGCTCCAGGCCGCCGCGGTGCTCTCCAACAACTAATCCATGGCCAACGACCTGACCGCCGACCCGCTCGTCATCGACACGACCGCGACCGCCATCCGCCCTGGTCCCTGCCATATCCGCGGCTTCAAATATACCGCGGCCGGCGCCGGTACCGTCACCGTCGACGACAGCGTCACGGGCCACCTCCTCTACGAGCACCAGCTCGCCGCCGCCGGCAGCGGCCCCTTCGACCACGTTGCGCTCACCGTCAAAGGGGGCCTCGACGTGACCATCTCTGCCGGAAAGCTCTACATCTATCTCGGTAGCGGTCCGCGCTAACGTCCCATGGGCCAGGTGCTCCGCACACGGAATCTCGCGACGGAGACCGCGGTCGTGGCCCGTTGCACCACTGAGCTGGTTCCGCTGATCCGGCGTACGCGCCGTGATCGCCAGCTCCTGAACCAGCAATGGCTCCGCTACGACAACATCCTAAAGGCCCGCCACGACAGCGACGCCTATCATGGGCGCTATCGGGCCTATCTTGCCGTCGGCAAGCGCGTCCTCGAAAATTGGGCGACCAAGCTCAAGAACGACCTCTTCCCGGACAGCGGCAAGTGGTTCACCGTCAACCCAGAATCCCGTGATAGCGAGGAGGGCGTGGCGGTCATCGACTCGCTCTTCCGCCGCTTTCTCTGGGATCATATGCGTGTGCGGCGGAAGTCCGGTCCGATCCTCCGCCAGCTCGCGACCCTCGGCACCTCCCCCCTCGACATCGGCTGGCGCTACAGCGAGCGCGACGTGCCCACCCTCCAGCGGATCTATGCCGAGTCGGGTGGCTCCATCCGTCGTGCCACCGAAACGATCAAGAAGGTCGTCGAGTACATCGGCCCCACCTGCCGCCCGATCGACCTCTTTCGCTGGTACGTCTACCCGACGACCGTCAACGATCTCGTCGACCTGACCCTCATCTTCGAGGACATGCTGCTGGATCGGTCGACCATCGACCGACTCGGTCGTACGTGGATCCACCCGGGCGACCAGTCGCTCGGCCACCAATTCGAGCACGTCGATCGTGTCCAGGCCCTCTTCACCTCCGGAGGAAGTCGAGCCGATCAGGAGAAATGGAACGCCGAGCGGACGAAGCAGGCCGAGCGTGGCCTCCATTCTCCCGTCGACACCCACGAAGACCCCAATCAGCTCCTCGCCTGCACGAAAGCCTATTGGCGTGTCGACTTGCAAGACATCGACGAGGACGGCGAGACAACGCCCGAGCCGCGTCGCTGGTATCAGGTCGTCCTCGCCGGTGCCGAGGATATCCCCCTCCAGATACGCCCCTGCGTCTTCTGGGACGGCGATCCGAGCTACCTCGCACCGAAGTTCATCGAAGTCATGGATGAATTCTATGGCTACGGTGTCCCGGCCAGCTTCGACTCCCTCGCCTACATGGTCAACGACGTGCTCAATCAGGGAGCTGATGCGCTGACCTTCTCGCTCAACCCGATCGCCGCCATCGACCCTGGCGCCGTCCAGGACATGACGACCTTGCGGATGAAGCCGGGTGCCAAGTGGCTGATCCGCCAGCCCCGGCAAAATGTCCAGTTCATCGAGCCCCCCAAGGACTCCTCGGCCGCTGCGATGGCCGCCGTCAACAACCTCCTCGCCCTCATCAACGACTCGGCCAACGTCGCCCCGATCGGCGGGACGGTCGGCCCGCGTGCGCGCGGTCGCGCCCTCCAAACTGCTTCCGGCATGGCCATGGTTGCGTCGGAAAACCTCGTCCAAGTCCACGATATCATCCAGAGCTGTGAAGATCTCTGGCTCGATCCCATGCTCCGGAAGATGTACTCGCGGACCGAGCAATGCCTCGACATGCCCGTGCTCCTCAACATCGAAGGGGCACGCGGTGCCGCGCTCATCCAGCGCCAGGTTACGCGCGAAGACCTGATTGGCGAGTTCACCTTTCGCTGGCAAGCGTCCGTCTCTAACTACAATCAGCAAGTGCGCGGTCAACAGATGATCGGCTTCTTCCAGCAGATATCCCGCCTGCCACCTGGCTTGCTAGAAAAGGAGAATGCACGCATCTCGCTCAAGTATCTTCTGCGTGCTATCTGGTCTGAAGGGCTCCAGCTTCCGGAGTCGGATCGCCTGATCGAGGACATCCAGCCGGTCCACGCGCTCGATGCGGCATTGGAGAACCAGCTCTTCGAGACCGGGCGGGGCGACACCGTACAGGTCTCCCCGGCAGACGACGATATGGCACACCTCAAAACCCACGATGCGCTGTTCGCACCCGGCGCGCTGCCTCCTGCCTATGTTCCAGGGGCCGTTGCCCATCAGCGCGCCCATCTGACTGCGATCCAGACCAAGCAACAGATGGCTCAGATGGCCCAGATGCAGCAGATGACCCAAGCCGGCAGCGGGCTCGGTGGCATGGCACCACCCTCCAATGGCCAGGCCGGTCCCATCCAACCTCCGATGAATCCTGGCCGCCCGCAACGCACCTCCACTCCCGGTGATCTGCTCCGCACCATGGACCGTCCACCCGGCATGACCGGCGCGGGCGGCGAGGGACCAGGCCCACAATGAAGAAATCCAAGCCCACCGTCATTGCCCCATCGACGAAGAAGTCCATGACGACCGCCCCCACGCGCCGCACCCTCGTCAAAACCCCTCGTGCCGAGCGCAAGCGCATCATCGAAGAGGACTACGGCCATGTCCCGATTCGCTAGGCGGACTATCTAATGTCCGACACCGGCCTGCTCACGGTCGACGAAGAGCAGCTCCTCCGTCGGATCACCACGTCGAAGGTCTGGCGCCTGATCCAGGACGCCCTCGTCAAAACCCGCGAAGACCTCTTTGCGGGCTTCTCCACCATTGCCGGCCTCGACACCCAACCCACCACCCAAGAAACCCTCTGGATCAACCGGGGAGCTATCCTGCTGGCCCAGCACCTCTTGCGTGAAGGGCCACTCTTCGTGATATGGTATCAGCGCCATATGGCCGCAGAGACCGAAGCCAAGGCGCTCCAGAAAGCCTCCCCGCTTCCCGAACGGGAATACGAGCCCAGCCCCTTTCGTGAGAAACCTGACTTCGACCTGTAGCCGTTCCCTGCAAGGAGTCTGACATGCCAGATAGTGACGTTGCTGCCTCGTCCCCCGACACCGCATCTGCGGAGACGCCAGCCGCTGCGGCCGTCCCCGACCCGTCGACTGCTCGCCTCACGGCGATCGAGCAGCGGCTTGTCGCCCTCGCCGACACCGTCCAGGCTGCCCTCGCGCCGCGTCCGACGGTCCAGCAGGGCGCCGTCACCGTCGATGCCCAGGGCCTCCCAGGGAACTACCGTGCCGCCCTCAAGCGCCATGGTGTCACCGACGCCGACATCGACACCAACGCGCCGATCATCGTCCCGTACCTGCGTGCGATGTTGGAGACCGACGGCGCCGTGCTCGTGGGCGGTATTCAGGAAGTCCGCGACGACATAGAGATGGTCAAAGCAGGCAAGAATACCAAACGCTACCCCTACTTCGCCGAGCTGGAAGACCAAATCACGACCCTCCGCGACGATGCACAGAAGGCTGGGCGCTATCTGGCCGTTGCCGATGCCTACCGGACCGCCGTCGCCCTCGATGTCGCCGGGACCGAATCCCGCATCGACGCGGCACGATCCCGCGCCAAGGCCGACGCACACGCCAATGCCACCGATGCCGATGCCCAGCATCTCGGCGCCAATCACGGTGCTGGTCGAGGCGCAGCGCGTACCGTCACCCGGACGGCCGCCACCGCCGAGGATCTCGCCGCCATGTCCTCCGTCGACCGTCGCAAGTGGTTCGCCACGCACAGCGACTTGCCCATTCGCTAGCCACTTCGCATCCGAGTAAAGGAGCTATCCCATGCCGACCGAACCCAACCTCCAGACTACCGGATCCCTCTCCGCAGACATCGTAGGCCTCTGGCTGCGTGATGAGCTGCTCGACCGCGCCGAACGGACGCTGGTCTTCTGGGATACCTGCGACAAAACCTCCCTCCCCCTCGGAAACGGCAACGTCTGCCAGTTCACTCGCTACGAGTACCTGGCATTGCCCGACGCACCGCTGGAGGAAGGCGTCACCCCAGGCATGACCCCCATGACCATCTCGACGGTGCAGGCCATCGTCGATCAGTGGGGTGCACTCGTCGGCATCACGGACCGAGCCGAGATGACGGTCAAGCACCCCACCATGCAGATCGGACGTGATCTCCTCTCCGATCAGCACGATCAGACGATCGACCGTGAGGTGCAGATCGTCGCGATGGGCTCGACCGGCGTCGCCTTTGCCGGGAACAAAGCCTCTCGTGCGGCCCTGACGGCTGCCGATGTGCTCCGCACCGACGACATCCGGCGCCAGGTCGCCACGCTCCGTGCCCAGGGCGCACGCTCCTACGAGCTGAATGCCTTCAAGGGCATCTTCGATCCCTGGGTCGAAGGCGACCTGACCAAGGACCCCACCTTCGTCAATGCGGGCGTCTACTCTGATCTCGTCACGTTGAAAGACTTCGAGATCGGGAAGTGGATGGGCGTTCGCTGGTCCCGCTCCAACCTGATCCCGGTCATCTCCCAGATGGCCGCTGCCGACGTGACGCAGACCCAGCTCACGGGTGGAGCCATCCCGGCTGGTGCCGTCGGCTTCACCGCCGCCTCGACCGTCCGCACGAAAGTGACCCGTCTCGACCCGGCTACGCGCTTCGAGACCGTCATCGACAACGAGGTGGCACAGACCGATGCCGCCATCTTCGTGCCGCAGATCACCATTGCTTCGACGGCCGCCTCGGGAACCTACAAGGTCTACGCGACGCTCGAAGGGGGTGCGACGGGCACCGCTGTCTTCCAGCTCCGCGTGCGTCATACCAATGGCACGGCCTCCGTCGTTGTCCTCGTCAAGAGCGGCTCCGGTCTCCCCTCAAACACCTTCGTCGTCGTCGGGACCGGCGCCGTCGGCCCGCCAGATGCCCCCGCCGTCAACGTCCACATCACCTACATCATGGGGCGTGGACATCTCGGCGCGACGACCCTCGGCGGTCTCGAATCCTTCTTCATTCCGCGCAAGGCGTCGGAGAGCGATCCGCTCGCGCAGCGCGCCAAGGCATCCTGGAAGACGATCATGAAGGCACTCGTGCTCAATCCGGACTTCGGACGGCGCATCGAGAGCGCGAGCGACTTCAACTAAGCCCATGCCAACACTGCGCCGTGTCCCTCTCCGCATCGTCATCGAATCCGACGACCATCTCCCCGACCTCATCGCCCAGGTGCGTGGGGCGCTCGATAGCTGTGTGGCGGTGCGCGGCGTGATCGAGGTGGTCGAGTACCTCGCGGCACCGGCGCGTCCAGTATCGACTGCGCCAACCCTCTCCGACACCACCCGCCCCCGCAACGGCCGCACGACGAAGGGATAGTCGATGGCCAAGCCTGACATGCCCCCGACACGCAAATCCATGCGTCTCCGTCTCGGTGAGCTGAACATCGAGTACAAGTCCCTCTCGTCGGAGGCCAACGCAGGCAATACGGCGGCCCTGGCCCGTCGTTCTGAGATCAGCCGTGACCTACGTGCCCTCTCAGAAACCCTCCATCTCCGCGAGCCGGATGTCGCGGTGACGGTACCACGCTCTGCCTCCGGCCATCCCTTCCGTATCGGCGGGGAGGTCTTCTACCCGGGCGTCCGCACCGTCAAACGCTCCGTCGCCCAGTACCTCCTCTGGCTGATCGACGTGAACCGGCAGAATGAGCTGAACCGGCTCCGCAGCAACGGAACCGAAGTCGATCTTGGCACCATCGGCGACAAGGCGCGCATGGGCCTCGAAGATCGAGAGCTGTAGCCATGCGCCTGCTCGAATTCTTCCGCCCCTACCACATCATTGCGTCTCGGAAGGTATCCGAGGAAGAGCAGATCACCGTCCAGGTCTTCCACCGCACCATCACCACCGCCACCACCGACCTTGCCAGCATCCTCGCCACCTTCCGCGATCATCGACGCCAGCATAATGAGACCGTCGTCGCCGTCGCACAGCGCAACCTTGCTCAGCTCGACACGCAGATCGAGGCAAAGAGCACCACCCTCCGCGATCTCGATACGCAGATCGAAACCGTCCGCACGACTGCCGCCCTC